AATCCGCAAGGGGTTCCGCCCAAAATCCAAAAACATCTAGGAGGTGAATTATGGCAGAGGCAACTACACAAGAAGCAACTGAGTATTCGGGAATCACAGACGTGAATGCCGGGCAGGTTGCCGACACAGGTTCTGATTATCAGTACGCTGGTGATGAGACAGGAGAAACTGACTTTTCAAGTTCAGACTATGACACAGAGGCCAGAAAGTTCCAGTCCATGTACGACCGTGAGGTCGCTAAAAACAAGGAAATGGGAAAATATGAGCCACTCATAGAACTGTTGGAGAGCAGACCTGATCTGGTGCAAACGCTCCAGACAGCGATTGTCGGTGGACAGCCAGCAACGGCACAGCAGAAAAAGATATCTGAAGACGAGTTTAGCCCTTGGAAGGCCTTTTTCGACCCCCGTTCCGAGTCTTATCAGCATGTCCAGAAGGAGATGCAGAAAGCGGTGAATCGTGGGGTTCAACAGCAGATGGGTGCTGTTAAAGAACAAGTGTTTATGAATGACCTTAAAAGGGATTTGAAAGAGAACTATAATTTCAACGACAATATGGTTGATGATTTTGTACAGTTTTATTCTACTCCTAAAGAGGATTTACCATTCGAGGCGCTTGTTGATGTGTATTTAAAGACAAATGGAAGTGAGGAGAGGTCGAAGCCTTCTTCGTCTTTAGATATTGTTCGAGCAAACAAGCAATCTCCAAGAAGCGCTGGTATTGTTCAGGGTCAAGCCCCAAGACCGAAGTCCGAAAAGGATCAGGTATGGGACGGGATCATGAACGCATCAAACGCACGGAGATTGCCTTAATGTAATACGGAGATAAATAATGGCAATAAACGTAGGCCAACTAAGGTCTTTTGATCCGGGTAAAGCTTCAACGTCAGCCGCTGGTTCAGGTAGTCTTGCAAGTGTAGGAACTGCCCCAGATACCAGACGACTATACGATTTTAGCGACCGGGTAGCGGAATTGTCCCCAGAGGAATCTCCATTCTTTGTTTACCTCAGCAAAATGTCCAAGGTACCAACCGATGATTCTGTGTTCCGATTTTTGGAAGACAGGTCAAGGATTGATTGGACGAGCCGGAACTTTAACATTCAGACTACTACTGCCACTGATGTGACAGTGGGATCATCACATGATCTTAACGTAGATGACGGTTCAAGCTCACCGATCAAATGGTTGGTCAAGGGCATGGTCTTTGCACTTGAAGCAGATCAAAGCGCACAGTCTCATATCATTTTTAGAGTTGAGACTGTTTCGCATGGTAGTACGAATACTAGCATTTCTGCCAAGTGTGTCGCTCTTTCTAACTCTGCTAATGACTCATCAAACTATAACGATGTGGCTGATAATGACGAATGTCAAGTTATCGGTACGTCGTTTCAAGAGGGCTCCGGTTCTCCTGATGTTTGGTCAAGTGAAGTAGAAGACGATTTTGGGTACACCCAAATCTTTAAGACTGCCGCTGAGTTAACCAATACAGCTAGAGCCACGAATTATCGTGGTTATGCTGATGAATGGCAACGAGTCTGGGCAATGAAACTCAGAGAACATAAGGTGGATATTGAGAGAGCTATGCTCTTCTCACACCGTGCTCGTGTCGATGGTTATCAGTATACTGAAGGAGTCGTGGGTCACATTCTAAAGAATGCCACAGCGGCTAGTTCCGCCTCATATACTTCAGGTGCTCCTTACCATCTGACAATGGCTAGCACATCTTTTACCTACGATCAGTTACTTGGTGACTTGCAGGTTATTTTTGACCCCGCTCGTGGCGGACAGTCAGATAAACTTGCTCTTGCTAGCTTGCCGGTTGTGACTTATATGAACAAAATGGCCAATGGAGCGGGTTTTGTTGACCTGTCTATTGGTGGTGATTCCATGCGATACAGTATGGATGTTATTCAACGTGAGGGGTCTTTCGGGCATAGTATTATGCAGATTGATACCATTCATGGTTCATTGTCACTGGTGAAAGAACCTTTGTTCAGAGGTATTGCAAGTGGTTTCTTGCTCATGGTTGATATGAGTCAGTGCGCCTACCGACCTTTGGTTGGTAATGGCGTTAATCGTGACACTCATGTTATTACGAACGTACAACAGGCAGATGAAGACCTGAGAAAGGATATGATCATGACCGAAGCCGGTTTAGAGGTCACTATTCCTGAAACTCATGCTCTTTATGCTTTTACCGATCTTTAATAGGAGATTGTTATGAGAGCTGATGTATTAAACCAAAATAGTTCTTCCTATGATGGAAAAACTAGAGCTGAAACTATTTTCGAATGGGACTACATTAACTGTGCTCCACCCGTGTTATCATCTTTTGGTAATTCAGCAACTGATGTTTATGCGGATGGAGATAAATTCGGTGCTCTCTGGCCGGGGCCAGATGGCGACTTATATCCAAGTGTAGCATCTTGCGTAGGTGCTTTCACAGCAGTGGGAACTATTCCCAATGTTGATGGAGCTGTACCTGCAACAGATACAAACAGTACAGTAGCAGGGTTAAACCTGCAAATGGATGCCGAGACTGCTGATAATACTGGAGTTGAAATAGTCTTCAGTGGCAGTCAGTATGGTAGTAAAAGCAACAAGATTGTTGCTGGTACACATACCGCTACTATTGATGTAACATGGAATAATGTAGACTGGTCTGATTACGACGCTTGTGCAGTGGGACTAAGAAAGGCTGAAGAGTTTGAAACGGGGTTTGGTGGTATTCTAGCTGCGGCTAGCGGCGACCCCCTGTATACTGACTTTGTAGCTTTTGGTAACATGCAAGCTGATATGATATCTATCGCTAGTGCTTTGAATGATGGTGGTCGTACTTATACGGATACCACTGACAATCCAGCGGCGAATCATAATCATAGGTTCGTAATTAACCTAGATTCAGATGGTGCAGTTACATATAAGCACATTGGTGCGGCAGTTATGAAATCGGGAGCATTAGCGGCTCCCTCTACAACTGCGGCATTCACTTTTGATAGTGGTGATGTGCTTGTGCCCTATATGATAGTACAAGGTGTAAATGCCAATAGTGCTGTCTATTTGAAAGCCCTCAAGATCACTCGTTCACCGAGTGTTGCGGGACATAGCGTAGCTTAACTAAAAAAATCTGAAGTTCGGGGTTAGAATCCCGATATAAGGATCAGGTGGCTGGGGGGTCAAACCCCCTTCCACCTCTATGAAAACATGTATGCATTGTGAGAAACCCAATCCAGAAGGATGGTTTTATTGCAAGGAGTGTGGTCAACGGGCCGCTCCCCGGCTATATACAGTTAATGCTGTAGTAAGGGAGTCGTCTTGGGCACCAGCCATAAGACGAGACCTTATTGATTTCAAACATACAACTATAGAACAGTCTGTTAATGCTATGGCTAAGACAAAGGCTGATAAGTTTCATAAGAGGATTGTAGATGGCTTTAAAAAAAGCCGAGCTAGCATCTAGGATAAGGAGAAATAGCTATGCCAAAAGGCCCCGGAACATACGGTAGGAAGGTTGGAAGACCGCCACTAAAGACAAAAAAGAGAAAAAAAGCCAAGCCTGTGAGACCTAAAAGGATGTCGAGGAAGAAATAATGGCTAACGAACTAAGAATTGAAGCTCAACTGGAATACAGCAAGAGTGGTGTTAAGGAGAGCAGGCATGATTCTGTCTATATTGATGTGTCTGGAGACTCTATCCATCGGAGTATTCAGGCTATAGGTAATAGTGCGGAGACGCTAACATTTAACTCAACTGATCTTAGCGACGTTGGTTATGTGTTCCTTAAAAACTTAGATACCAGCAGTACAATTTATATTGACGAAGACTCTGGTTTATCTTCCACCACATCCATGGTGGCACTAAAGCCGGGAGAGTTTGCAATGTTTCGTTCTGGTGTAGATACTATATATGGTGTTTCGTCATCAGGCACTCCGAACCTAGAAATAACATTGATTGAAGCATAATGGCATACCAGAACTTTGATGTACAGATTCAGAACTTACTGGCTATAGACAGTACTACACTGGCTAGTATTCAGGGACTTCTGGACACGTGGATGACCAATGGGGCACAGGAGATCACAAACCTCATGCCTCGGGACATGCTTAACAGTGTGGCAACCGAGACCTCAGCGTTTGATCCTGATAGCGGTACCACATTAACCACATTCAAGATTTTAAAGGTCTATAGGAACGATGGTACCATAGATCAACCGTGCCGGCGTATTCCTGCGGCATTAAGGGGTCGTGCTACTGATCAGGATGATATGAACTATGCAACGGCTACAGACCCCGTATATTACACGGAGCCGCAGACTGATGGTACTATGAAGGTTATCATCCTACCGGTTTCCAGTTCCAGTGTAGGGAAGGTTGTATATGCTAGCCCACCCACTGTGGACGCCAGTAGCGGGGGTTCGATTGCAGGCTTTCCTGATGAGGCTGAATACCTTGTGATGCTCTATGGAGCTGTTAAGGCTGGTGAGTACTTACTGGCTAACAATGAGGACATTGAACTCCTCTCGCCCATTATAGCAAATTTAAAGAATGATTATCAGATGGGTTTAGCCGCTCTTTACGGTCAACAGGGAGGAGCTAGAGCGTAATGACATTTAAAGAGATATTATCAAGGGTTAGAATGGTTCACCCCGATGCTGGTGAAACATACGTCAAAGCGCTCGTTAATGATGCGCTCCTTGATCTACGCAAGTATAAGGTCGTAAGAAGACGTATGAAGATAGACACAGTGGAGGATCAGCGTTGGTACAACATTGGAGACCGGAACTCTGACCTTCAGATAGATAAAATTTATTCCGTGTCCTATAAGGACTCGGACGGGAATTACAGGTATATTCCCAGAGTGACCAATTATTATAATATTGTAAATGTGGATGAAAAATAATGGCTTATAACTATCCAGAGGACTATCTGTCTTGGTATGTTGTGGGTGACAGGATCGCTCTTGTTACCAGTAAGAATACTTCTAGTAAGAATGCCCTTGAATCAATAGACGAGTCTACGAGTAATGGATTGCTCATTGAATACAGTGCCCAGCCAAGAAAGATTGAAAACCTTTCAGACGTGCCAGAGATCGATGACACGTTACATCCAACACTGGTCAATTATATAAACTGGAAACTTTTTGAAGATAGATTGGACGAGGTTAGTGCCGCATCGGCTGTCAAGTATCAGAGGCTTTGGGAGACCAAAGTCCGTCAGGAAGCCGGCAGGGATAAGGTAGGTGGCCAGAGAGCCATCGTCCCATTTACGTTTAGATAGATATGCCCATGTCAGAGGTCTCGGGCGGAAAGGCATACACAATACAAGGAGATTAAATTATGGCAACAGATTCTTCAGCGGATACTCATAAATATACTGTTGTAGAACAGGGCAACATCACACTAGGTCAGGCGGGTGTTGCATTTTTATCTAGCACAGGCACATATACACCACCGGACAATATGGTGGTAGTGGCAATACAGTTTACAGAAGACTCTTTATTTGATTCCAGTGATGCGACAACGGCTGAGTCAGATTGGCCAACGGATGCACAGGGTGGCCCCGGCACTAACAGTGACGCTATTAACCAGACTACTATGCCACAGGGTATGACGATCTATGGTAGGTGGAAGACAGTAGCTTTGGATTCGGGTTCTGCATTCCTGTACTTAGGGCCTTAAGATATGCCACGGTTAGGCATACAGCTTGGTATCAGTAATCTTGTACACCAGACTGCACGTCTTGCAAGAGACCTTTGGAACAGTGTGAAAGATACATGGCAGAATGAACACCGTGAATGGCAAAAGATTGTTTAAAAATTTTATCGCAACCATGTCAAATGAGTTCGGGCGGTAAGTTGCATTTAAATACAAGGAACTCAAGGAGGTTTTAGATTATGACGGCTTTAGGTTCACAAACAATTGCTTCATCATACGAACAACTTTTGCACGTTGATCGGGATGGCGGCGGTGATACAGCAAACCATGTCAGCGTAAAAGACGGTGATAATGAAACAACTTTTGGCTTCACTATCGCATCCGATGCGTTGATGATGTCAAGCACCAACCGATTAGAGTTTGGTGACACAGGAACTTATATACATCAATCGGCAGACGGCGTACTTGATCTGGTTTCTGATACAGAATTGGAATTAACCGCACCCACAGTTGATATAAATGCTTCTACAGCGATTACTGTTGATGGGCCAGCGGTTACTATTGCAGATGGTACTGGCTCCAAACCTCTCATTATTGTAAAAAATACTGCTAATGACACAACTGGAAGTGAGTTGCGTTTCGTTATGGATAAG